CTACAGTATATAATCTATTTGTTGTTATAGTCATCATTTTCAATAAAGTTGATGCTAAAGGTGACATTTTAAAAAGATATTTTTCTTTAAGTTCCATTAGCATTAGATTCAATTTACTTTGCGTATTTAAATATTTTACATTTAAATTGAGAATATTATAGTAACTACCTGAAATTACATTTTCTTGATCAAAAAAGGTTGATAACAGTAGATAAGTATCAAAGACTATATTGTCTAACTCTACTTCTTTTCCCCAAACGTAATGTTCTCCTGTTAATATTAGACGACTTCCTAAAGGTATTTGCAAGCCTCTAATTTCTTTTCCAGAGAAGGAATTGTAACTTAATAAATTCATGACTCCCCTATAATCATTTATATAATTTTTACCACGTGGAACTTGTGCATACAAAATAAAATTTCTTTTTACTCTACTTTGATAATTTTTCAAAACTTTTTGAAAAAGTGTAGGATCGTCTAATATTTGAGGCACCATTATTTTTATAGTCTCTAAAGTATCAATATCTTTATAATTTTGGGTCATTAACGGTAACAACCTAGGGGCAAAATGCATTATCATTAATCTATCAATGTTAAAATTACCCCCTATAGGTGATAATCCTATATCTAAATTTACACTAGTAGGTCTAATGTTGCTGCTGACGTTGTGTGTTGATACTATCCTCATTTTTAAAGAGTTTAAAGTTTTAATTAAAACACCAATATCATCAGTACCAGTATAAATCTTTTCAGATATTTTTAAAAAATTTTTTATTTGATTTTTTACATCAATATTTGCAAAACTTGTTTGTATTTTATCTTTGAATTCTACATCAATTACATCCAAGTTCATGTTAACATTTAAAACAAATTGATATATTAAATGTAATAATTTTTTGTAACTAATCATGCCCCAATAGGTTGTCACACAATCAGTGTTTGCTAACCATGCTGCTCTAACTATTCTTCTACTTCTGGTCTGATAATCTAATGACCATACAAATTTATTTTGTTTGATTAAATGACTAAATTGAACTATGCATCCTGAAGTAGTGCTCATATCAAGATGTTTAGAAACTTTCTTCTCCATTTCACTTTTAAGGATGTTACTCAGATCAACGTCTAGAGCACTAAATTGCTCTGTATATTTATTATAATTAGTAAAATTCGGTGATAATTTTTCATCAAAAAATTTCCCATTTAAACTATATAAAAATTGTGAACAGGTGGCCCATATATCTTTATTTAGCATGTAATGTTTTATATCTTCATAATCAGTGCCTGTTAAAAGATACATTAATGGGTGACTATCAGGTATTCCTAAACAATAATAGGGTATTTTATAATCAATATCTCTCATGGAAAGCTTATAAAAATACCTGATCATGCTTATATATATTTTAAAAACAATATAAGCTTGACAAAAATTTCCACCTACAGAAACTATTTCTATACATTTTGTCATTGCCGTCATTACATCATCTACGTAACCACCGTCAGTTGGTGATATTGTTATAACAGAAGAAAATTTTGATAACACAGGTAAAAACACATTGGCAACATATAATATTGAAGTTATTTCAAAATACACTCTAGATACTGAACATTTCTTTTTTGATAACATGTGATTGCAACCTTTCATTATTATTTCATATACATTCATAGTACATATTAAATTGTTTACATTTTTATTATAACTTTTGCCGCCACTATCATCACTATGTGCTATCATTATAATATCTGAATTAAACTTGTCAGTTAGCATTTTATTTAATTTGCCAACTAAATATCTGATGTAGAGTTGACTTGCTGCATGCATTAATGATGATAAATAGTTAAAAATGCCCATCATAACTGAAAACACCATTTCTTTATAAGCTAAAAAAGTAGAGCTTTCATATTTTTTCGTTCTTTTATTATAAGCTTCTTGAATTATAGTTTCAAAAGTTGATAAAAAGTTT